CAGAAATAATATTGCTGTTTACATCACATGGATTTTGTGTTAAAGTGTAGTTGGTGTTAGGAATTTGCAGTACATTTTCCACCATTACTAAAACATTTTCTGGAGTGGTAGGATAACCTAAACCTGATCCGAACCCATCGTTTAGTATTCCAAAGTTTACTTCTGTATCGTCACCATTGCCCAGACTCTGCACCACAATGTTTTGTGGTTCCGATAATCTAAATTGCTTCCAAACTGGAGCACCACCGCCCAACGATTCATAAACTTCCAACTGTCTCAGAGTGGTGTTGAATCTTAATTGACCTTCTTGAGGTGTTGCTGGTCTTTGTGCTTGAGTACCTTTTGGCACCAAAAAAGCACCTGTTGATTGTGCTTCAATTTCTTCGTATTGAGTGTAGATTAACCCTTTACCTCTGAGTAATCTACGGTTTGTGCTTTGACGTTTGAGATATCTCATTACACCTCCAAGTAACTGACCACAACTGATAAGTTGTTGGCACCTGATTGAGCCACTCTGATAAAATCTCCTGCACCTAACACAATTTTTTCCGAATCCAGTGTGAATGTTTCTGCTCCAGGTAGTAATGCGTTGTTCACAATCATTGATCTGTTTGCGTTATAAGAACCTGTCACAGCATATAGAGTGAAATTACTGTCTTCACCGCCTGTGCCATCTTCTGGTCCTATGTTTGTGATCAATATAGATGTAACAGCATAACTTTTGCCTGCTGGAACTGTCAAAACATCAACTGTACCATTTACTTCTGTGTTTGTTATTGCCATTGTTTCTCCTTAAAATAATAAGCCGAAAAGCAGTGCTCTGTTCTTGCTGATCACTTCTCCTCTTGTGTCGTTTGTATTTACAAAATATAATCCTGTATCGCCACCAGATGGTGATTTCGCATACAATTTAACGCCATTGGCGTCGAATAACGGGTCTATTGCCGCATCTTGGATGCTTGGTCTGTTGTTGATTATCATGGAGTCATTTACCCTTACAGACCCCGTGCCTGGCGCTACCAATTCTAAATCCTGATTTGAGTTCAAACTGCTGATGGTGTCGTCTTCTATTCTGATGCTACCAATGTCTGTGGTTTGTTGATACAATTCAAACCTTGTGGGTTCCCATAAACCTACCAGTGTGCCATCTATTCTAACTTCTATTTTAGATGTCACGCCAGATGTAGAATTATCAGTAATTTTTACTTCTGTGTCACCATCCACTATTCTCGGAAATGCCGCACCAATCACAACAGCATTAACTTCATCATCCACATATTTTTTATTTGGAATGTCATTGTCGTCCAACATTCTGCTGATGTAAGTTGCTGGAGCAATACTGCCTGCCAATCTCAAAGTGCCTGTTCCACCCGGCTCAAAATAAATTGCGTTAGAGTTGTTGATGTTGGCAACTCTTAATGCTAAGATGTCATTGCCATCTGCTGATGAAACTTTGAATGAACCATAACCTGGTCCTTGAGGTCCTCCTGTACTTGGACCTTGTGAAACTGTTTGTGTGCTTGGATTGTTCCATGCAATTGATTCATCATAAACTATTTGTACTTTGTTAGCAGTATCACCTCTGTCAATTTCAATACCTGCTTTGTAATTAAGAGATGAATTAATTCCTGGACCTTGCTCTCCGTCATTTAGAGTGATAACATTGTCAGTGATTGTGGTAACTGTGGATTCAACTGTGGTGGTTGTACCTTCTACTGTTAAATTACCTCTAACTAAAGTTTCCGCAGAATCTAACTCGATTTTATTCGAGGCATCTACTACCTTAATTTTATAATCACCTGTTTCTAAATAAACTGTCTTTGACATCTGTTTCCTTTATTTTAGGGAGTGTTGCCACTCCCTAAAAAATTACTTATTACAGTGCAGTTAACACCAACACGTTTGATGTTGAGTCATCTGATACTGCCCAAGTATATCTGTTGTTAGAAAAATCTCTACAAGTTCTGTTGTAAAGTTTTTTAATTGTAACACCGTCTCCTGTGCCACCAACGTAACCTAATAGGGTCATTTCGCCATCTGCTAAATCACCTGCATCTTTATTTACAAGTGTACAGATTCCGTCAGTGCCTGAGCCGTCGTTAGCATCGTTAACTTTAAATTTGTTAACAGATCTTTGACTTAAGATTATACCTCTGTTTGATATTGCTTCTCCAGTAACTTTTACGTTAACTGTGATATTTTCTGATGCTTCGCTACCTACTTCATCAACTACGGTACCAAAGTATCTTTTGTTTACTGGTCTTCCCATTTGTTTTCTCCTTGTTTGACGTTCTAGGTCTACGGGGTTGTGTCCCCATAAGTCCAGCCGAAACTGGCCCAAAACATATGTTTACAAGAGTATTTATCGTTTGCTGAGTGATGCTAATAGTTCTACTTTTGAGAATTTTTTGGCTAATTCCAGTGCTTGAATCAGCACTTGATTGGCTTCATCTAGATAGCGTTGTTTACGTGTTCTGCGATAATCCACCAATATGTTGGTGTATTCATCATACATTTTGTTGAGGGTGTTTTCCAAACGTTTGATGTCATTGATGAATATGCCGTGATTGCGTTTCCATATCTGTAATCTGTCTTGATATTCTTTGAATTCCAACAGTAGTGCTTCGTGATCCATACAACTATTTAAAATCTTTAATCATGTCTCTAGCACCATAAGTGACTAAAAATTTTGCTCCTGCTCTGCGATACACCTGTGCCAATTCCAGTTGATGTTGTACACTGGGCAGTGCTCTATATTCATCCGACACCTGATACAATCCCACAGGAGTGTAGGCACTGCATTTTATCATGCCTAAATCACTCAAACTGTGTTGTGCTGGTTTTAATAAAATGTAATCTGCTTTTTGACTGTTGTATTGATTGGCTGTGGCAATCATGCCCCAATTGTTGTCAATGGGCAATTGATATGATCTGCCTGATGTGGGAGAACTGTCTGCTAGATCTCTGAATGAACTGTAAAAAACACTTCTGTATTTCACATAAGCCATCACTTCACTGTGAGTTTCACGTTTCAAATTTTCCACTGTTCTGTCTCCCATGTCGGATGGAGCCAAGATGTCAGCGCCTGCAGATTCTAATTTTTTACCCAAATCAATCAACAGTGCTTCGCTGGTGTCCGGCTTGTCTAATAATCTACAATGTCCATCTGGCAGTGTGGAACACAGACACACATCCACAATTAATTCTATGTTGGGAAATCTTGTTTTGATTTTGTTCACAATGTCTTGATTGAAACTCCAGTCGGGAGTCCAAGTTTTTGTGTTGGGTGTGATAAACAGTAGGAAACTGTTTACACCTACGTCTACATCTTTTTGAATTCTGTCTATTACTTCTGTTTGAGACCAACTGCTGTTTTCAATGCCCAATCCAGCCGACCTATTACTATCAGATTGATTGACAAAGATTGGCTGGATAAGGTCCATTGTGTTTACTTCTTGTCTTTACTTGGAAGTGCCGCACATTGTTCTTGATCAGCAGGTAAGCCGATATTTTTATCATAGATCCATACATATGAATAAGTGATCTTGTCACCATTCTGTTCACATTTTTTTCCAAATGCTACTCTTGGTTCTTTGATAGAACAAGCAGACACTATGAATAAAGTTGTTAGTAGTATCGCGATATTCTTCATTGTGTTCCTTGTTAGTGTTTCCTCAGTAATTATAACACATTTTGGTATGTGTGTCAAGACCTGAGCAAAAAGTCAATAAAAAAGGGGGCCGAAGCCCCCTTTAATATATTCGTTAACGTTAAGATTAACTGAAAGATGTGTTCGATACACCGATCGTTTCAACGTAATCAGCCGCGTTACCTAAAGATGACGCTGTGTTGTTTAACTCTACATAACCATATCTAGTCATGAAAGAAACAACTGGCTCAAAAGTTGATGGATCAAGAACAACACCAGAAGACATTAACGGAATGTATGGGCAATAGAATGCCGCCGCATCTGCTTCTGATGATCCTTTGTAACCGATCAATACATCTGTTGTATCAGCCGCATATGTGTCAACATATACTTTCATCGCACTGTTTAAAGTTCCAACCATTTTTTGGTTAGTTGGCGCTTCGAACGTACCTTCTGTTGTTCTTGCGAACGCAGAAGTTGTAGCAGACTGAAGTACTGTTAATGCTAATGGTGATACCACAGCAAAGTTACCAGCACCACGTCTTGTGTTCTGTGCAATTTTGTTAGCCGCTCTGTTGATTAATACAGCCAATGCCGCGTGTTCATCACCTACGAAAGTCGCAGTGCCTGATACAGCCGCTTGGTTGTAAGTTCCAGATGATTGAGCACCTGCTAAAGATCTTAATGAAGTGATGATCTCTTGATCAATCTCAGCAGTAATCTCTTGGGCTAATGCCGCCATGATTTCTGCTTCAACATCAATACCTTGTTGTGCTTGTGCATCTTGAGCAGATTCAAATGTCCATCTTGCTTGTAACTTTCTAGTTTTTGCTTCAACTGTTTGTTTCAAGATTTGGATTGACATTGCTCTACCACCAGTACCCTCTTTAGATGCTGTTGCATCTGCTAGGCCACTTGTTCCATCACCGGCATATGCTTGACCGATTTTGAATGGTGATAACGCTTCATCGCCTGCTGTTACATCATTTGCTGTACCAGTGGCGTTGTTTGTCTCTGCGTATCTTACTCTTAGTGTGTGGATTTGACCAACTGGGCCAGTCATTGGTTGAACTCCAACCAATTCGTTAGCGATCACAGTAGGCATAACCCTTCTGATCACCGGTAGGATCACTCTGTTTAAAGTAGCAACGTTACCTGCAGATGTAGCACCTGCTGTTGCCGCCTCAGCCAAATACTTTTTAGTATTTTCTAAAGTCGACTCCATAACTGCTTTTCTGTTTCCAGTTAAGCCTTCTAATAACGCACTCTTTGTGTCCTGCCAGCGAGTTTCTGTTAGTTCTGACATTGTTGTTTTCTCCTTTTTTAGATTCCAGCCAGTCTTTTTATATCAACAAGATTGCTGTTGAATTGACCGCCGTTTACAATGTTAATTTGTTTGTCGCCTGTTACTTCTGTGCCTTCTCTCAATGCCTGTTTTTTCGCTGGAGTCCTACCGTTTAATACAGACGGTATGTACTTTTCGAATTGCTTTCGTAAAGCACTCGTCTGTACACTCTCCAGTAAGTTATTCATTATATCTTTTTGTTCAGAGTTCAATGGTTGTACTAACTCATTGATCACTTTTTCTCTCTCTGCCGCTTCTTTGATTTCAGCAATTTCTTTTTCTTTTGCTTCAACCATTTTTTGTTTCTCTTCAGCAGTCTTCTTCGCTTCTTCCGCCTGTAGTTTCGCTATGTCCACTACTTTTAGAAGTTTGGCTGTTTCACCTTTTTCGTTCAAGAATGATTGTGTGTACTCTTGAGCGTAAGATTCAAACAGTCTGCGACCAAAGTCATTTTTGCGAGCCGCGTCAATGTCTTCTTTTAATGAAGCAATCTCTTTTTTAAGAGTTTTGCCCACTACTTCTGACACTTTTTCAGCACCTTTTTTCACAAAGTTACTTCTAACTTTTTCAAAATGTGCTTTCGCTTCTCTGATAAGACGTACTTTTGTTTCAGCAACGTCTTGTTTGTCTTTTTGAAATTCAGCGATTTCTTTAGATAGAGCTTCTACCACGAATTCCTCAAGTTTAACAAAATTTTCTGCTATCACTTTTTGGTCTGCGTGTAACTCAGCAATTTCGCCTTTCAGTTGTTCAAACACAAACGACTTCAGTTTGTCTGAATGCTCACGGATTTGAGTAGCATACTTAACTTTTTCTTCTGCTAATTGCTTCTTGTCTTCCGCAAACTCTGCCATTTCTGCTTCGATTCTTTCAGATACCATTTTGTCAACAGCGTCTGTTAAATTTGCTTTGTCGTGTTCATACTTCTCAGCAAATTCTGAACGAAGTTCAGCAGTGGCAGAAAGTTTGTTTTCTTCAACTTTCTGGTTCCATGCTTGTTCGATTTCTGCTCTGATCTCTTCCGAAATTGCGTTGTTTTCAAAAAGTGATTTCAGTGCTTCTAACATTACATTTTCTCCTATTTAGATTGGAGTTTTCCAATTATGTTTATTAGTTGTTCTTTAAGATATTTTTGTGCCTTTGTGTCCCTTGCTGTGTTAAATGCTTTTAAACCACCTCTTGTATTCATCAGATGTTCGTAGATTGGTTCAGGATATGCTCCTGGCGCCGATGGTTGTGCTACGATGTCCACGGTGATTATTTCAAAATCTGATACTTGTCCGGATCCGTCTTCTTTCACATTACCAGAACCCCTACTAGACACACCCAGTTTAACTCCGCTTTCCAGCATTGTTTTAACCAGTTGGCCCATAGGGGTTGGTAATACTTTCAATTTTCCGTATCCGTTCGGTCCGTCCATCCACATTTCATTCACCATGTGGCTGACACGGTCAAGGTTGATATTAAGTCCTTCTGGATGATCCACTTCGCCTAACACTGAGTATCCGCCAGTGATCTGGTCGTTAAGTGTGCTGACAGCCCTTTGGATTTCGTTAACAGGATACACTCTCTGGTTGGCGTTCTTAACACCTCCCTGAATGCAGATTCCCTTCATGTAAAGGGATTTACCGTTGTGCTCATCCTTAGTCTCAACGACTATACCGGCTTGGTCGAAAGTCAGCGTCTCACGTAATGATAACATCCTTTGTCCTTATACTACCTTATTAACTGCCAATTGTTGACTTCGCAGATTTGTCGTCTTCTACTTTAGTCTTGGCCTTTGGTGCCGCAGTCAATTTTGCTTTGCCACCTGGTACATTGATGTTACCTGCGTTCTCTTCTTTTGGAGCAGGTGCTTTACCACCTTTTTCCTCACCGCCTTTAGCGATGTTAGAAGCAGTTCCACCCATGTCGTTTTTGCCAGCAACTGGTGATTTAGAATTGTCTGAACCGTCGTTGTGTGATACAGCAACTTTGTTCACGTATTCTCTAATTTCTTCACTTGCTGATTTAGGGGCATTGCTTTTTGACTCAACTGCTGGTTGGTCACCAAGTTCAGGAGCAACTTCTACAGTTTCTCCCTCTGCATCTTGACTTACGAATGCTTCGTCTTCTTTCTCTTCGTCGCCTTCAGCGTCATCAGAGTGATCGTCGTCACCTTCGCCCTTGTCGCCCATCATTTTTTCAAATTCGGCTTTAAGGTCGTCAATTGCATCTTCTAGATCAACAACTCTGTCTTCGATTTCTTCTTCACCTTCTTCAGAGTCATCGCCATTTTCTTCACCATTTTCGTCACCTGCTGGCATTTCGATGTCGCCAACCATATCGTCAGTTGCGTCACCACCTGCTTCAACCGGTGCTACTTGTGTTTGTTCTACATCTAAGAAAGATTCATCAGTTGCTTCTTCATCTTTTGACTCTTCTTCTTTAGTTTCTTCTTCTTTAGAATCGTCTTTTGATGCTTCTTCTACTGCTTCATCTTCTTTTGACTCGTCTGATGCTTTTTCTTCTACTTTGTCGTCTTCTTTTTTGTCTTCTTTAGACGCTTCTGTAGTTTCTTCATCTTTTGAGTCTTTTTTTGAAGTTTCGTCTACTTCGATATCTTTGATATCATCTTCTAATAGACCTTCATAGATTGATCTTGATTTCTCCACAACGATATCATGGAAAATCTCTTCAGCCGCTGATCTGTCATCAGCAACTAATTTTTCAAGCATTTGCTCGAATTTACTTTTATCTGACATTATTTTTCTCCTATTAACGTTTTTGATAAGACTGTCATGTACTATTTAACACATTATATAAAAAATAGGTATATAATGGGCCGATACAGCCCGTTTTGACGCCGATTTTACAGATGATGGCGTCTTTTGAACTCTTGCACAGTGATTTCACTGTAATTTGTATATTTTTTAAGGTCTTTAGCCTCAAAAACATTGATGCCTTCCGGCACTACTCTTATATATCTCTTCAAGGAGTTCTTCTGTAGGATAATGCTGGTTTGACGATTCCAATTGCCGTGATAGGTAGCCACATCGGAATTCTTTTTGTAGTTGGGTGTGTCACCAAATATGTTGTTCAGTTTGCCTTGTTCTGTTCCTATGAAATCAAATCCCAAGATGTAGATCAATTGATGCCCATGTTTGCTTGCCAACCATAAGGCTGTGGGTCCTGATGACCATCCTAGACTGGGTTCAAAGAAGTTTAAGCCTTTGTACTTTTTATATGCTCTGTTAGGATTTGTCCATACAGGCATTTGTTGTTGGGCATTTGCTGTGCAGATCTCATTGATCATCTTGGCATCCACTGCCACCAAGTAATCTGGTGTAAATGTTCTGTAAACAGCATTGCAGGCATACACTTTGCCGATTTCTTTAAGTGGTTCTAATGGAATTGGCTTGCGACTGAGACCATTGCCCAATACAAAAGCAACGGACATTTATTATACCTCAGGCTGATTAGCGGCGCCGTACATACTTCTCACAAACTCTAATTCTTTTTGCTGTTCTTCTTTGTGGAATTCACCGGCTTTTCTGGCTTTGTTGATCTGTTTAAGCGTCAGTCTTGTTTTGCGTGTGTCGTCTAAACCCATGATGGACTGATCTTCAGTGGCATCATACTGTTTCTGTTCACCTGGTTGGGTGGTAATTTGATCATAATAGAATAGTTCACGCAATATCATAAAAATATTTATGCTTAGGCGCCCGGAGTTGGAGTTCCACCAGTGCCACCTGTACCGCCTCCGCCTGCGGCTGGTGATGGTTGTTCTTCTCCACCTGGTTCAACTGCTGGTGCGTCTGGTTCGGCTGTGTCCAAGTCTGCTTGAATGCCTGCTGTGCTTACACCTGCACTTCTCAATTCTGTGGCAGACGTTGTGGGTTTAGCCTGCATGGCTTCATCATTTTCTTCTCTCCACAATCTTTCGTTTTCTGCCATCTCTTCTGGAGATAATCCTAAGAATCTTGAAAGAGCATATCGTTTGCTCACAAATGGTACACCAGCAATCTGTGTGTATGTGGAAATTCTTTGATTGTCCACTTCTGATTGTCTGTAAGAAGCAAAGTTCATTGGTGGTTGGAACTTGATATCAAACATAGCAGTATCAATGTTGACACCTTTTTCCAATAGATAACGTTTGAACTCTTGATTGAATTCATCTGACACTAAATTTTGTAATCTTTCACAGTATTTGTTGAATCTTAATTCTTGAATGTATGCTGTGCCTACTCTACCATCATTGTATTGGCTCTGTGAATCGTCTGCACCTGTTGGCAAATAACTGCTTGGAATACGTAAACCTCTCAACAGTTTGTTGGTAAAGTATTTTAGATCATCAATCTCACCAAGGTTAGTACCACCTGGCAGTGTTTCCACTTTAGAACCTCTACCTTCTGCTGTTTGTGGGAAGAAATAATCTTCGTTAATGGATAATGGATTGTAAGAACTGTCAATTACATTGGTTCCACCGCCTGAGGCTGATGGAATACGTCTTTGATGTATTTCTGTTTTGACTCTTTCTACGAACTGCATTGCCAAGTGTGATGGCATATTACCCACATCAATATAGAACACACGTCTTTCAGGTGCTCTTTGTACACGATAGATAATGATTGCGTCTTCTAGTAATTCTTTTTGTTTGTATACTTTAAAGATTGATTCTAACAATGAGTTTCCAAATGGAAAGTTATTGTCTAAGCCTTCTGAAAGACTCAAGTGCATGATGTGATCTGAATCAACAGCAATTTCTCTCTGTCCTGTGGCAAATCTTGTGCCTGGAGAATCTTGATAGTTGGCTCCCACCATGCCTCTTACACCACCAGTCAAATAACCTGAACCACCACCAGTCACATTGCCTGTGGTTTGATAAGGTGTTGTGGCTACTAGATTCTTAAAGTTAAAGTTGATGTCTCTAACCACGTACTGCTCAGGTGTTTTGCCTGTGCTTTCGTTCACAATTATTTTAGAAACTTTGGCTGGATCCACGTGAAACAACTTTTTAGTTTCAGGATCTCTAATAAAAAACGCATCACCGTACTTGAACACATTACGAATAATTTTAAAAACTCGTTTGCTCATGTCATTCAACTTGCACCACTGTTGTAGATACTGTTCAATGATCTGTATTTCTGAGTTGGTTGCTTTTTGTCTGTAATCAAACTTGAATGGTGTGCCATTCTGTGTGTTGTTCTGTGTGCAGAACTCTGCTAGAATATCCAATGCCGCATTCACTTCAGAATCAAGATCCATCACATTGTATTGTCCGTAACGTTCTATTCTGTTTGGAGCACCGCTGTACACATCTGGAAGATATGATGAATAGTTTGACTTGGCAGGTCCTGGCTTGCTACCTATACCTCCACCCAATGGTGAATTCATTCCTGCTGTTGCGCCTTCAATAGGCACTTCTGTAAAATATTTTTTCCAACTCATTAACCGAAATTCTCCGCTGTGTCTTTGGTTGATTTAGAAGTGATTCTGTTGTAACGGTTTCCTTCACCTAATACCAATAAAATCTGTTCCATTGTTGTATTTAACCTATCCAATTTATCACCTGTTGAACTTGATGATGCTGTGATAGTTCCTGTCATTCCTGATCTTAAATTTGTCATTGCATTGCCTAAGTTCTCTAAACTGTTAGCATACATGTCTATTTTGTTTTTGTCAAGTTCATCCAGCGTTTTATTCAAGTTTTTGGCAAAATTTTCTGAGCCTCCACCAAATATCTTGCTCACAACACCGCCTATAGCATTAAAAGTACTACCTGCTCCCATTGCCACCATTGCGGCTGACAGTGCCAAAGTGCCTTTGGCAACTTGTAATAAATTACTGCCATCCACTTCACCTATGCTTTTCAATCCTTCACCAAACTTGCCTAACGCTCCGCCCATCAGCCAAGTTGCCGCGGCAATACCTGCACCTATTGCCGTGATTGACAATCCTAATGCGCCTGCTCCTAGTAAAACTGCCGGGTTAGCAAATGCTGTTAAACCTCCTGCCAGACCTTTAAGTCCTGCACCTATGCCTCCAAGAATTCCACCGCCACCGGCTCCCAATTTACCCAGCATTGAACCACCAGCCTGTTTTCCTGCACCACCTCCGCCAGTGAGATAACTGCCCACAGTTTTGGTTGCCTTGTATCCTGCAAATGCTGTACCTGCCGCAACCACCGCCGCTGTTAAGGTTGTGATAGCAGTGGTGGCATTGGGAAATTTTTCATAAAATTTATTGAACGCTTCTCCCACCTTAACAGCAATATTAGCCACGCTGTCAAGTGCTGGTGCAACAAAGCCTGCCAATTTGTCCGTCATGTCTGTGAAAGGTTTTAGCAAACTGTTAAAAGCATTTCTAAATTTTTCAGAGGCTCTATCTAACTGAATCATTCCACCTCTATTTTTCATACGTTCTGCTTGTTCGTCGATTATTGCTCCTGTGTTTTGATCAATCAATGATCCAAATTTTTGTAGATAAGCCTGCACATCGAAGAAGCCGTTGCCTACACCTATCAAAGTGGNTTGAGCTAATTTTTGTTCTTTGGAAAGACCGTCATTGGCTTGTGCCTGGGTGGCCATTGCTNTGATCAACATATCACTGGCACCTGGCACACCTTGTCTCAGTGCCTGCACAGCCTCTCTCACACCTTTAACAGCAAACAAACCAACTTCTTCTGCTCCCTTAGGGAAACCTCTTGATATCATTCCTTTGAGTGCATCTCCTAATTCTGGAGCCAGTGCAGTAACTCTGGTGACGGCACTGCCGATCTCATCATTCATTATGAGACGCAACCTTTTGTCATCTGCCGCGGCTTGTAGTGTGTCTTTGACTTGATCTCTCTGCATACCAGTCAATCTTGTCAGTGCATCCAGTGTTAGTAGATAATTTTGAGCACCGGTTTGAAGTTCCATGTCGGTCATGGTTTGTGCTCTACCCAATGTTGTTTGTAATTTCACATATTCTGAAAAACCTTCTGTGATGTCTTCCATTTGAAATCCTAATGCTGTTACTTGCTTTGTGAATTCCGAGTTTGTCAATGATCCTATTATTTGATTGAATTTTGTGGCACCTTTAGCAGAATCTCCAGCCAACGCTGTCAGTGATGTGTTTGCCAACACCAGGGCACCCACCAAACGATTCATATCAATACCTGCCAAGCCTGCGATTCTTCTCAATTCATTCACATTGGTGGTAGCATTGGCACCTATTGTAGCAAGATCTCTGAATGCCATGACGTTCTGTCCCACAATGGCTGTGAGTGAAGCAATGGTATTCACCAACACCTGATTGAAACCAGTCAGATTGGCGGCACCTGTTCTCAGCCCTGCTGTCAAACCTTCCATGCCACCGGAAGCAAATTGGAATCCTGTGCCTGCTCTTTCTAAAAATTTGTTGAAGTCAAAACGTTTTTTCTTTTCACCTTGGGTAGATTTGTCCAATTCCAAAAAACTCTTCTGAAGTTTGTCTTGGGCAGATCCCGGTTTTCCCTGTAAGGCAGATAATATGTCTTTGGCTGTGGTTTCGCTGGCTATACCGCCCTTATTAATTGCCTCTTCTAGATATTCTTCAACTGTCTTTGCCATGTTTGATTACCAAAATCCTTACTGTGTGTATTTACTGCCAATCATTATATGCTCAGTTTATTTGTCTCACTAAATACTATCAGTTAACAATATTTATTGGAGTTTTAATGTCACAAGAACAAATAGGTACAAACAGCAATCCGCTGAAAAAGTATTATAGACAACCTAAGCAGTTTGTCAAACTGCCCAGCAACTACAGATTCTATCTGCCAGGCACAATAGAAGTGCCTCAGTCAGGCGAAGTTGCTGTGTATCCTATGACAGCCAAAGACGAAATGCTGTTGAAAACTCCAGATGCTCTTTTAAACGGTGAAGCCACTGTGCAGGTGATACAGAGTTGTATCCCAGCCATCAAGAATGCTTGGCAGATGCCTTCCATAGATTGCGATGCGGCACTGATGGCAATCAGAATGGCCACATATGGCACAAAGATGGTTGTGCCTATCAAGGTGCCTGGCACCAGCATTGACAAAGATTTAGAACTGGATCTTCAGAACGTTTTGAGCAATGTGTTGAATGCAGAATACAATGACACATTCTTTTGGGAAAACATGGAGATCAAAACCAAACCTTTGAGTTACGAACAATTCACCAGAAGTGCTATCAAAACTTTTGAACAACAAAGAATACAAACCATCATAGACGATACCAAGTTAACTGATGAAGAAAAAATCAAACAGTTTCAAGCCACATTCAAAAAACTGACCGACTTGAGTGTAGAGATGGTGGGAGAAACTGTGGATTCCATCAAGGTGGATGGACAAGTGGTTTCAGACAAAAAACAAATTCAAGAGTTTATCGAAAATTCCAGTAAAGAATTTTTTAATGCCATTGTGGAACACTTGGACAAAAACAAAGATGCATTCCAACTGCCGCCACAAAAAATTACCAGTTCTGAAGAAGAACAAAAACAAGGAGCACCTGCCGAATACACCATTCCGGTAGCATTTGATTCATCAAATTTTTTCGTATAAAAATACTGACTCTCGATACATCTGAAATATTAAATCTTGCCAAAGAAATGGAGAATGAAATCAAGAATTTCAAATCCGAATTGATAAAATTGGCTTGGTTTATGAGAGGTGGTGTCACTCTGGAAGAGATGTATGCGTCATGCCATGAAGATCGAGAGATCATGGGTAATTTGGTCAAAGACAACTTGGACACAACCAAGAAAACAGGACAACCGTTCTTTTAAACGTATAACCCACATAATATAAAGTATAAAAAAATCATACCACTGCGGTGCCTACAAGCAAATATGATCATTTAATAGATTTTGCACCGATTTAAATAAATCTTGTATGCAGATATACACACAAATTGTTCGCCCATCGGAGTTGGATGAAGATGACCTGTGGATTCCATGTCTTAAGACATTCCCAGTAAAACATTCGCCAGCGGCGGAACAACCACTCATCATCACACACATTGAAGCCATCAATCATTATGCTCACAGCATCGACAAACTGTTGGAGCAAAAGGTGTATGCGGTGGGTGCCAAGACGTATGACCGACTCGTAGAGGCGGGCTTCGCGGAAAAAAATATTCATTGGAGACATCGTGCGGACGAACTTAAACTGCGTTCCCGAGAAGTGGGACCTATCACTTGGCTCCGAGGAGACAAGTATGCACGAGATTTTTCACACCTACCAGAATGCACAGTGATACAGACGTATGAATCCAAACCGGATCCAGAAGCCATCAGACAGATATTGAAATTGGAACCAGCAGTGATCCATGTGTATTCAGATGCTGTGTTGAAGGAATTGGAAATTAGAAACTGGAGTAACACCAGATTGCGACACACAGAATCTTGCGATCCTGATCACAGTTTGTGGTTGGATTGTGAGTCTTTTGATCCTAACATCTAAGAACGACTGCGTCGTTCTGCTTTTCGCTCACGCTCAAGCATTTAACTCAATCACATAACGAAGTTATGTCGTGCCTCATGCAGATAGTTGATCCATACTTCACCCAGTGCCGGGCAAAGTATGTTGCTTCATGCGAGATGAGCCTGCCATTTTGTGAGAGGAAATTCCTTGCGGACGGAAGCGGTGACCCGCCAACTCCCTATTCCAGACTTCAATAGTCACGGGCAACTGACCCACCCTTCACAAACAAAGTGAGCAGTTGTGATGTTGTGTCTTTTTCACAGAGCATCTTCTTTTGTGCCTTAGTTAGCACTTGACTTGCAACTCAGGATTCACCTAACGTCTTATCGACTGCATTTCCTGGATCTTACGATCAGTTGGGTTGCTATGTTATGCCTTGTTGTACTTTTTTAATTCTTCTTTTAGGATTCTAGAACCACCAACCCTCACGTTGATAATTCCGTTGTAGTATTCATCGGATTCTAACACTCGCCTTTCGAACTGTTCTCGAGCCTCGAGATAACTCATTACGCCTCTGCTTTTACAAATGTACAATATTTCCCTAGTAAATGTGTGTTCGCCTTGTGCCTCAACGTCAGCCAGTAAATGGTCTGAAGATCCCCAATAGTCCTTCCAGTCCGATTCCACTCGGCTTCTACGTTTGTTTATCCTGCCCTTGAGAGGTGGACGTGTCTTCTTGAATTTCGCCAGTTTTTTGCCCACATATCTTTTACCGTTGGTTGTGTTTGTGATGAGATACACAAATCCTTCGCAATCTTCTGGTAGTGAGTCTATGGGTTTACCCTGATAAGTCCATGGCATGAACTTACTTACTGATTATTTTTTTCGCTCTTGCTGTTTTTGAATGCGTGTTACTTTGTACTGATCTTCCAATTCCTTACGTCTTTGACGTGCCAAAATCCTAATTTCCGCGAGCGCCTTTCTGGCGGCGACTTTGGTCGCAAGGCTTCGCCTTTCAGCAAACAACTCGTTTGCCTTGAAGTACGCCATGTATGCTTTGGTCAGTTTATCGTGAGTATCATCTTGAATGGTCATAAGTTTCTACGTCGTTGGCATATGCTGTGAATCCATTCTCTTTCACCACTCTTAGCACATTGTTCACACGTCCCATCAATTCATCCTTGTGCGATATCAAGAATATGTTTTTGCCTGCTTCTCTGCTCATTTTCTTCAATATTGCCAGAGCACTTTCAACACCTGCTGAGTCCATACCAGAATCAATCAATTCATCCAAGAACAGCAAGTTGATGTTTTGATATAGATTTTCCCACACGTCTCTGAATGCGAAACTCAATCCCAGTATCAATCTGTTGCGTTCTCCTCTTGATAGATTATCAAAATCTAACTCTTGTCCCAGTTGAGTGATCTCCACACTCAAATCATTTTTGAATGTGACCAAGTGTGGAAGACCCAATTGATCCAAGTAGTGAGTTAACCTGTTGTTCAAGAAGGTTAGGTTTTGATCAATTATTTTCTTTCTTATGAAAGAATCTTTGTTTGTGAGCAGTTTGTACAAAAACTCTTGATGCTCTTTCAACTTCTGTAGTGTGTTGGCAGTGTCCCAATTTATTTCTTGTACTGCTTGATTTTTCAATTCTTCTATCTGATCCAGATATGGATTTGTTTCTTCCTGTTTGTTTTTGAGTGCTGTTTTAATGGAATCCACATACTGTCTATGATCATATGCTTCTTTGATGGTGTCATAATATGTGTTGGGTCTTTGATCCAAATCACCCACTGCTTCAATGTCTTTCACTGTTTGTTCCAACTGTTCTGCCAACTCCATCACATAACTGTTGGATTCGCCGTATTCCATTTCCAATTTTTTCTGCATTTCTTCAATTTTATCTTGAGGCAAGTCTTGACCACAAGCATAACAGGTGGCTTTGTGATTTAATTTTTCCAAATCTTTGTGTAATTTTTTTGCTGTCTTGTCTGCCTGTTCAATGGTGCTCTCCAAACTGGCTCTGTCTTTTTGTAGTTGTCGCAACACATCATTCAGTTTGTTCCAGTCTTCCAGTTTTTGATGTGTTTCCAATTCAGAATCTATATCAACATTTTCTAATTCTTTCAAGTTCTTTTGAAGTTTTTCAATGTCCGTGGTGTTTTGATTTTGCCAAGCACTGCTTTTGTTCTGCAGACTGTGTATTGTTTCTTGAACTTTTTCGTTGCTTATCTTTAAGCCTTCCAATCTTGCTGTTTCTAATGCTATGTCTTCTTTGGTTCTTTTGATGTGTGTTTTTAGAATATCTGCTTTTTCGGACAGCAGTTGTATGCCCAACAGTTGTTCTATTATTTCCTGTTGTTCATTGGCGTGTAAACTTAAGAACGGTTGTGTGTATGTGTTGAGTGCCACAATGTGTTTGAACATTTTGGGATTCATTCCAATCATTCTGTTCAAGTCTTCTTGTGTTTTTCTGGAATCTCCTTGACTGACATCAGACAGTTCTTGTTCTTCATCATCAATGAAATATTTCATCACATTGGGTTTTCTGCCACGTTCTACCTTGTAATTCTTGCCATCTTTTTCAAATTGAATTGTGACCAACATACCTTTGCTGTTGGTTTTATTGACAAGATTATCTTTACGTATCTTTGTTAGTGCTTCGCCATACAGTGCGTAACTCAGTGCGTTCACAATGGTGGTTTTACCTGTACCATTACGTGATCCTGCGTCATCTCCACCCATGTCCAAGTTTTCACCCAATACCAGTGTTAATAGTTTTTGTTGAAAGTCTATGGCTTGGGTTTGATTACCCACACTCATAAAGTTCTTAACAGTTAATGTTTTAATCAGTATCATTGTTTAAATCTCTAAATATTCTCAACAGCACTGCTTTGTCATAAGCATCTGATTCTATGGTTTCAATTTCTTTGGACACAATTTGATCCACACTTTCAAATTTTGTGATATCCAACGTGGTGTTGATTTCTTCTTCTTTTTTGCTTGGGATCAATGTGATCTCTCTACAGTCATACTCTTTCATGAAAGTTTCTTTGATGTAACTGGCTTCTTCAAAACTGATGTCTATATCCAATGTGACACGCAAGTGCATCTTGCTTTTCATGATCTCTTTGGTCTTGTCCAGCAGTGTGCTTAATTTCACATTTCTGTACTTGGGACAGTTGCCCCAATTGAAATACACCGGCTCCTTGCCATGTTCCAGTATCATCATGCCACGCTCATCATCATCCACATCTGCGTAATTGTGCGGAAAAGGATTGCCTAGATAGTGAATGTTGTTCTTAACCTGTCGTTTGTGGAAGTGTCCAGAGAACACATATTCTTGATTCACAAAGTCACTGCCACGCAGTTCTCCTGTGTCAGGCATTTCCACCATGGCATTCATGAAAAAGTTTGGCAGTTCAAAATGACCAAACATATATTTGCATTTCATTTTGCCCACTTTTTTCCATTCATTGCCGATCAACCAAGGCACCAACACCACATCATCTATCTGTGTGATTTCGTTCACCATGGTTATGCCTGGAATAAATCTTCCAAACTCTGTGGATTGAATATCTCTACTATCCTTGTAGTATAAATCGTGATTGCCTGGAAAGAAATAAAATTTGTCAAATGCTTTGCCCAGTTTTTCCAAACATCTAATGGAAGCATCCATGGTGGTAATATTCACACTGTTTCTGTTGTGATGCCAATCACCACAAAACAATCCTGTTTCACAGCCATGCTCCTTGGCTTGGGCTATGTACCAGTCTACGAATTCTTCGCAATCATCGTTGTGTAATTTAGAATTGGATTTCAACCCGAAGTGTATGTCGGTAAAAACCGCTAGTTTCTTGAACAAAATAATCTCCTACTTTTCTTTAAGAATAAACGAAAAAGTTGTATTTG